ATTTAGAGTGAACCAAGCGTTTATAGGAATATATATATTTCTTCCGCGAATAGACGGTTCAGCCCCTGCTACACCGTTGGCGTACATGGCCGACGGATATGTGTTTGCTCTGGTATATGAGTTGGCCGGGTTATTCAATTCAGCAACGTGTCCAGTCATTTGATTAAATAAGTCTTTCTTTTCCGTAGTAAAGTCGCGTTCAACCATTAATTGGAGATATTCACCGGTATATCTCTGTAATGTTTGAGAACCACAACTAATAACAATTTCCCTTATCATATTTGTACCGAGATGTTCAATCCATTTAAAATCGTAAGGTGCCCAACGAAAATCTGTACCGTTTACAGTATTTACAACTGGGTGATGTATTGGGCTCCAAATATCAGGAATAGTAACCGAAATATATGTATCCATAAGTAACTCTGCATATCGTGGAATTTTAAATGAGAATGTAGAGTCTTCGGTTAAACGTAACTCTCTTAAACCATTATAATCCAATCTGAACTTTTGAAGACCAAAATTACTGTATTTACAATAGGTAACTTTGAAGAATGTTTTACTCGGATTTCCGGTCAAGAATAGGTTGTTGTTCCCAAGTGCGACGATGTTTAGTAATCCACCTGCCATTTATATCTAATATATATTTACTATTATATTTGTTATAGATAAAACATTTTATTGTCTCAGCAATCTTTATATTGGGCGTAAAATATGAAGAAATATCAAAAAATCGCACTTGCAGTGACTATAATCATTTTAACATATGTTTTATGGAGATACTTCAAACGACGACAAGATGTAAGCCGCTTATGTAATAAGCTGCATTTGGAAGGTATTAAGTATAAACCTAAATGTAATAATCCAGCCTGTATCAATAATCATATAGATAATATTGAAGGCTTTGGTACACCTGAGGCGGAGTTAGAAAGTGTGAAATCAACCGACACGAACACGATTACGTCAATTGGTTCAGAATATACATATCGTCCATTGAAGGACTATGTAATAAAGAGTTCATATAATAGTGCGGTTACGGGAGATAACGTAAATGTAGAAATGATAACTTATTTATTAAGTAGGGGGTGTCGGTTATTGGATTTTGAAATATTAAATATTGATAATAAACCGTTTGTTACATATACAACTAACCCGGAATTAACCACGATTAACACGGAGAATAAGGTATTATTGGACAATGTATTGGCGACAGCTGTATCCCAGGCATTTACCCAGCCGTGTCCTAACTATGAAGATCCCCTATTTATACACTTACGTATAAAAGCAAATGGTAATGCAGAATTGTATAAATATGTTGCCAAATCAATTTATGCAACACTGAAAGCCAAGTTATATCAGGCAAAGATTACTAGTGATACGAAAATGGCAGATGTAATGGGAAAGGTTGTAATAATAATGGATAAATCAATTAATCGTAATTATAAAACAGAAAGCGCGTGTAAGCCTGGCGAAAAGGAGTGTTATAATTTATCCAAAGGTGTGAACTTAGAAAGTAGTTCGGACAATCTATATAATAATACATATAGTGACGTATTAGGGCAGAGTTTTGAGATAGTAAACATTTTGAACAATTGTTCCATATGCACAGACGTTAGACATTACAGACTAGTTTTACCCGATATTGTGAACAATGCGAGTAATCCGGACACATATGAACTGATCGGTAGACACGGTTGTCAATTGGTCACAAACCGATTTTATATAAAAGACAGTAATTTAGAAAAGTATGAGAAGCTGTTTCACGACAACAAAGCCGGTATCATTCCTTTGGCACACGTTGTAGATTATATTAAGAAACAACCAACGTCGCCGAAATAAGTTTAGTATAGTAGAAAATATAATGTTATATATATAAATGACGAACATATATAACAAGAAACGATCAAATAAGACGCGTATTAAGAAGACCAGATTTAAGAATGCAGAATGCAATGATAAAATGACATTCCACGAGTGTGAGCTGGCGATATTACGCCAATCGGTAGATGATAACATGGAGACACAAGGGCGACGAGTAGTAAATAGTGAAGAAGTAAAGAAAATGTTGATTATAATAGAAGAATTTATAATAAAGAAGAATTTGGTGTGTTATGGCGGGACGGCAATCAATAACATTCTTCCTAAGAATGCACAATTTTATAACAAAGAAACAGAAATACCGGATTATGATTTCTTTTCACCAAACGCAATCGCGGATTGTAAGGAATTAGCAGATATTTATTATAATAACGGATATACCGACGTAGAAGCGAAATCGGGTATGCACGTAGGGACATATAAGGTATTTGTAAATTTTATACCGATTGCAGACATAACATACTTGACACCTGAACTATACAAGGCAATACACCCAGAAACGATTGTAATTGCCGGAATTCACTACGCCCCGCCCAACTATTTGCGCATGTCAATGTATTTAGAGTTATCTAGGCCAGCCGGTGATATATCTAGATGGGAGAAGGTGCTAACCAGATTAAATTTATTAAATCAATATTATCCCATGTCCGCCGACGAGTGTTCACAAATTGACTTCCAGCGAGGATTGGATACTAAGATGGATAACGCGGAACAGTTGTATATTATAGTACGTGACACATTAATAAACCAAGGAGTAGTATTTTTCGGTGGATATGCATTCGGACTATATTCCAGATACTCAACCGATAAAATGCATATAATGAAAGAAGTACCAGATTTTGATGTATTGTCAGACGACCCGGACCGTACAGCCATGATTATAAAGGAACAATTAACACAGAATAAGTTTAAGAATATAAAAACAATTAAATATAAGCCAATCGGAGAACTAGTGCCCGAACGAGTAGAGATATTAGTAGGAAAAGAGACTATTGCGAATATATATAAACCAATCGCGTGCCATAGTTACAATAAAATAGTTATAAATAATAACGAAATAAATGTTGCAACGATAGATACTATTTTAAGTTTTTACTTGGTGATGATTTATGTAGACGTAAAGCTAAATTACAACCGTTTAATATGTATGGCAAAGTTCCTATTTGATATTCAAACCCAGAACCGGTTAAACCAACGTGGGTTACTCAAACGGTTTAATATGAATTGTTATGGAAAACAAGAAACGATGGAAGATATGCGTGCAGAGAAGGCGCGTAAACACAAGGAATTTAAGGAGAACGCGGTAGATGATGGTGAAAAAGAACGTTGGTTCTTAAAATATACACCCGGTGATAATGGTGTTACGAATAAGCGTAAAACTAGGAAAGTAAGGTCCCCCACATCTTCTGATAAAACAGAAAAGTCTCCCAAGAAGAAGACAATAGCCGAGATGTTACGTGCAGTAGTTAAAACTCGCTAATAAATGTGGTAAATTGTACCATCGCATAGTAAACGGATCCAAACGAAATACTCTTTAAAAGTAATCCATACAAATTAAAGTTGCCGTCATCATTATAAATAGACAAGAACGAGAACCGTTTAAATACAATTTTATTTATAATGGGCATTTGAAAAACAAAGAACAATATGGCAATGAAAACGGGTGTTTGAATGTCAGTAATGATGCTATCAATGGTGTTTCGTCTACGTTTTTTGTCTTCATATTCGCGTAAATTCTTTTCAGTACTTTTCTCATGTTCTCTTACATAATCATCTAAATCCCTTGCTTTCGGAATATAGTTCGGTTGAACTCGTTCATCGTGAGAATATTCGGACGTATCGTGTTGTATATCACGTGATGGTAATCGTTGAGGAGGTTGTGTATTTATTTGTGAAATGTCTATATCTGACAATTGATTATTCCGCGGTAGCTGGGGCATTTGTGCAGTAGCATTCTGCGGCATTTCAATAATCGGATTTTTATCAGAAATGCCATAAGGATTTGGGTGGATATTAATCGGTACATAATTATTTGGCATCTCGTGTGGTTTGTTAACGGGATTATTTCCGGTTGGAAGATCAGAAATTCGTGTAAATGAATTCTCCATTTGACTATACAATATTGAACAACAATATTGTAGAGTTTTTACGAATATAGCGAGTTATTCGTTGGTAACGGGGGGAGAACTTACATCAATAATGCGTTTAGTTGAGTCGCACCTACCTGCTTCACTTGTATATTTATAGCATTTATCATTATGCTTAAACGTCTTATCTTCAATATCTTCAATTACAGGACCATTAAAAACAATACATTTATCATCTACACACGTTTTCCGGAATAATGTGGCTAAACCTAATCCCAATAAAATGGAAATTAGTATTTGTCCAGTAGGTGTATTTAACAGTCTTTTGAAATTCATTGTATACTATAAACGATGATAATATACAATCACTAAATTGTAAATGGGTTATATAATTAAGATTGTACTGGCACTTTACTAATTTCACTTTCATCAGTTGGACAAGTTACTTCTTTTGGTTTAAATGAAAAACAAGTGTTGGTCTTATCCTTATATTGTAAAACGCCTACATTCTCCGGTGAAGGGTAAACATAAATTTTCCTCGTATCGGGCATTGTGATATAGACGGCGAATAAGCCAAATGCTACACTGAGAATGAATACGTCTAGCCTTATAAATTTGAATATGCTCATAACGATGCTATTTTAAATATACGCATATTTTTATGCATGCCAGAATATTTATTTCTTATGCTTCTTCTTTTTCTTTTGTTGAGATGGCTGAGAAGCTTGTGCGGCTTTCTTCTTATCGTCTTCGTCCATCTCTCTCAATAGGTCTGGGTGAATAAAACTCTTCTCTTGTGCCTCTTCGCCTTCCAATCTAAACACAAATTTATCTTGTCCATTGCCCGGTTGCAAAGAATATTTTGCAGCCAATTGACGTTGCATTTCAGCATAAGCACGTTGTTGTTCTTCTACCTTTAACTTCTCCGCGTGTTCTTGTAGACGTTTAATTTCCATTCTACGCTTTGCATTCTCTTTGAGTTTTTCTTTTTTTGCCATTCTATCCATCGCGTTTGTATCCAGACGAACGTTTTTACCTAGACCCCCCATGCCACCCATCGCGGCAGCTAACCCGCCTAATCCACCCATACCACCTAATCCACCCATTGCAGCCGCCAGACCATCAAGACCTCCCCCGCCTCCACCTCCGTTGCCGCCCATAGCCGAGGCAAGTCCACTAAGGCCACCCATACCTTTGGCCATTTTTTTAAACATATTATTAAGTTCATCATTGCCCCCCATTCCCTTCATTTGATTAACTAAATCGCCTGCCTCCTTCATAATTTCCTCACGTGAGATTTCCCCGCTTTTCATCTTGGCATCTAGTTTGCCACCGACTGACTTCATTAAATCCATAATCTTCTTTGGGTTTTGCATCAATGCCTTAATAACGTCTTGTGGGTTCTCTGCATTTCCGGCATCTTCACCAATTAAGTCGGCAAATTCTCCTGAAATTTCTTCGGCCATTTCCTTCGCAAGTGAACCAATCTTTCCGTTGAACAAAGTTTTTAAATGGTCCTGGATATTATTCATGTTTGGCATTCCGCCCATTTTATCAAACACGTTTTTAAAATCCTCTGGGTTTTCATCTGGCTTCGCATCGGCAGGTGTATCGTCCATTTTCTTAAAAAAGTCGGTCAATCCACTCATGGTTTCACTTAATTTTGAGTGTAATTCCTTTTCATCTATGCCATCAAACATATTCATCGTCTCCCCGAAGTTGTCTTTGTCTTTAACATCGCCGATTACTGTAAACAACATTAGTTGTAGATACTTCCAAATCGTTTTCTTTGTATTGTCACTCAATCCCTCTGTATTATATAAAAGTTTGAAATCAACGTGTGGTAAGAATTCTACATTTACTTGACTTTCGGAAGAAAATATATCATCGTTTTGATATAAGATATCAAAGAACCGTTCTGGATACACTTTCTTGCAGTGTTCAAATATACTTAACAATAGGTCCTCTGGCAACACAGGATACACCATATCGTTCCATAAATGAACATATTCGGGAAAAGTAGCATTTAAGTCCTTTGTAAAGTCGTAAATAAGCGAGGTAAAGTTAGTAGGAATAGTTGTGTTTTCCATAATATGATTACAACTGGCGATTTATTTAACTCGTTTGTAGCATAAAATATAATATGCTAAAAAATTGAAAGCTTTTTATGTGACCTTATAATTACAATCTTCCGACGTATCTACGTTATTACAAAGTCAAGAATAGAATGCAGAAACAAGTAGTCAAGATGTATATTCCCCGTATCCTCAGTGGGGTCACCCAAAAGATGCTAACCCACACATTTGATCGGCTATCCATAGGTGATGTATATTATATTGACATGCATCGCAAAGTAAACGAGAACAACAATGTGTATTATTTCGCGTTTTTAGAAATAGAGTTATACAATACTCCCGCCGCCAAGCGTGTTCTCGCAGATTTGAACAAGAAATCGTCTATCAACTTGGTATACGACGAAGAGGCTGGGTATTACTGGGAAATCAAGAAACACGTTCCAAAAACAGAACGAACAAGTAAGTCGTCAATTCTTCCGGTAACACATGAGATTTATATGAGTGTAGCCAGGGCGATTGGCTATGTAGAAGAACCTCTGGAAGAGGTATTAGACGATTTTGACTACGAGGCCAATTTACAAAAAAACGTGTTTAACATGTGGGACGCCAAATATGACTTCTGGCAACCCCCCTCGCCAGTTAAGCTATAATATTCTAGCAAAAAACCCCCCGAATAAAAAATTGTATGTGTGTGTTTTTTTTATAAGTGTAGTTTATATAGTTCGCGAAATGTCATATACACAAACATCTGAATTAACCAGATTACAACACAATTTTCAAAACATATGGGTTTTGAAGGACGAAATACAGAAGTTAAAACAAACAATTTCTGTAAAACTAAATCATTTAAAAACTGCATACGGGGAAATGACAAAGAAGAATACAAAGAAGATGTACTTGTTCTGCCTTGATACATTTTTCTTTCAATATAAGACATATTCAATTGAGATGGAGAACCTAGACAAACACCGTACATTGTTAAATAATCGTATGTATTGTGATTACTACAAACTATATAACATAATTACGACATATATGAAAGACAATGCGGAAGAACTAGATATTGAACATTTAGATATGCGCACATTTACCCCATATAAGGACTTGGAACCTTATGTAGAATATAATTTAGACGATATTAAGTCGTTACACGCAACAATACTTGCATTTATTAAGCATCTTCAAACAAGGTGTGAAACAAATGAACATAGCATACGCAATTATAATGCAAAGAATAAGGTCGGGTTCTCTATCTCTAATTTTTTAAATACAATGGAATTTGAGAACTTACTGGTGAAGCAACAGATAAGTCTATATTTGAACTACCTTGCCTTTTTCCATATATCTCAACAAAAACACTTAAAACGGTTGATGGTGAAATTACAGGAGTTTGATGGCGACATTGAAGCAAATCTCAATGTAGATACATTATGTTCAATTGATGACATTGATACCACAGAGTCAAGTAATGATTTCTTTAATGTTGACGATGATGACCATACAGGGACTATATCGCAATATAACAGTTCAGCACACTTAAATGTAATTGAACAGGTGAGAATAGAACTAGTTGAAGAAGTGCAGACAGATAATATTCCAAAATCTAATGCGTAATATTTTGGGTATAGTTTACAACGGTAATATTTTGGGTATAGTCTACACCGGTAGTATTTACAATAGTACCGATGTATTTTATTTTATAAGTTTATTATATAATCATTCATGACAGACAAAAAAACACCGGACAAACTATGTTTAGATAGTCCACGAGACCCCACGAGCAATGGGGCAATTGATAACAAATCTCTTACTGGTGGTAGTGACAGTAATTTAATGCAAGTAGAATGGTCCCCTGATAATGAAAAAATAATGATAGAATGGTGTGATGTAGCACAGTGTTATAAGTGGTTAAATTACCGATGTCATTCAAAACTATCGGCTATGCACGCTTGGTTTACTATACCAGCGATTGTATTCTCTACTATAAGCGGAACTGCGTCATTTGCGCAAGAGAGTTTCCCTGTACACATCCGTGCCTATGCACCGGCAATAATCGGTAGCATTAATATTTTCATTGGTATCTTAACAACCATTCAGCAATATTTAAAGATATCCGAACTGAATGAGGCGCACCGTGTATCGGCGATATCTTGGGATAAATTTGCCCGTAATATACGCATAGAACTTGCTAAGAAACCCGCGGAAAGAGATCAAGCAGGTCATTTTTTGAAGTTATGCCGCCAAGAGTTTGACCGATTGATGGAGACGAGCCCATCTATTAGCGACAAAGTGATTGATGAGTTTATAGCTAAATTCAGCGGAAAGCCGGGGTCTGCTAAGAGAATACATTTTGATAAACTAAGAAAACCAGATATATGTGATACCATCGTGAGTGTTGATGAAACTCGTAACAAATGGTATGAGGAGCTCATGTCGCTATCAAATGACTTATCTGAAACGAGAGATGATGCAGCAATCCGCACAAGAGATAACTTTATATTAGAACAGAAACAATTGTTAGAAGAGAAGGAAGCTGAATTAAACCGTCATATTGAGATGCAGCAAGCTAGTGTAAGAGTAAAATTGGAGAACGTAGAACGAGCAGCACAGTCACGCAAAATACAAGATACATTATTCAACGAGCAAGTTGCCAACATCAATGCATATATAAATGGTTATATGAATATATATTTCAGAAAACCAACCGAAGATGAGTTGAAAGCGAACTTTGAAAACGAAATGGGCGCAGATACATTGAGCAAGTTTTTAGAGACATATGCACAAGACGAGACGGCATAACAATATTTTATTGACCAAACCAAATATTGTTATATTTCGGAGAACAGCGAGACATTTTTTACAGACCAATATTCAATGCCGTCTGATAAGAAACATACACATTCGTTATCCATAATTAATTCATATTCTGTTTGAATAAATGGTTCATGTAATACGTATGTCGCGTCTTGATGGAACAATGTGTATCGCTTCACAACCGGGTTCTCATATGAGTTTAACTTTACAGTTGTAAACAAATAGGTTCTTCCAACTACTGGGTGATGTATATGATTAGTAACCATAGAGATAGATGATTGCTCGGCAAGCTTAGAATTCTTATAAGTGTTGGTGTCGTCTATATTTTCACATACGTATACACATATCGGATAACCTAATGGCTTATTTGTTACATCATTATAAAAGTAGGTTAATACCGCATTTTTTACAAACAGTTCGGTTATTGGTTCTCCGATTAATAACTCATCTACTCGTTTTGTGTTTATAATTTCATCAATAATGCATGGTACGAGAACATTGTCAAATTCTCCATTAAAATGCGTATCAGTTACATCTACAAATAAATAAATATTACCATCACGTTCAATATACCCTTTGTAACACTCTATTGATAGTTCATCGCCTGTTTCCATATATTTTTTTATATATTGAGAACATTGTTCATAAAAGAAGTCATCGGTTTCTGGCACTTGTGTATTGCCCGCGTTAACGAGTAGCGGAGGTTGAGCTTCATTAATAATATCTGTATTTTCTTCGGGCAGTTCAGTATTCTCTGTTTCCATTGATTTACCTTGTTCATTTATTTCCACTCCTTCATGAGTGTTCGGGTTGCTAATATTACTCGCTTCTGGAAACATTAGGTAATTCCCCCGCCGGACAAGATAATATTTGATATATGGAAGTGTTAAATCATAATGTTCTGCATACATGCACACGAATAGCGGCGGGTGATTATCTATATCATAATTGACTATCCTAGATAAGGGATCATCGGTAAGATATGTATATGAGTGATTGTTAATGGCTTCATTTTCACCAACTACATTATCGTCAGTTATATTGTCAGGAATACCTAACAAACTTACTTGTGTATTGGCGTCAGTAGTAACACGCCTGGTTTGTTGCAAGAATTTATCTTTAATAATTTGTAATGAACTATCCTCTCCAAGCATGATTTAGCTGTTGTATACATTATACACTGTACTTTTATCGCGAGCTGTAAACTAATAAAAAATAATATAAAGATGAAAGTACAATGAATGTATAATTAGCAGACGCTATATATTTAGGGCTTTCCCAACTAATACCTTCTAAATGACTGAAACCGACGACGTATCTGTATTGAGTGAATGCCAGGAATACCAACCAGTCTATAAACAGGACGATTATACTCTGGCCAGTGAAAGTAGTGTTACGTCAGATGTCGCACCTACACGAAAAAATAACAGAAGTGCAATGGACGCATATCTGATGACTGATAAACTATATCACAAGATGAGACGTTATGGTGGAACAGCAGACGAACGTGTGGGTGTATATTCTACACGCACTACTCCGGGTGCATATATCCGAGATGCTATCACCGGGGCGACAAATAATGCTTGCAGGGTAGGCTCAATTTACGAAGATTTATTCTTTAAAGTATGCTTTGCAACCGGAGATTTTGGTAGTGAAACGAAAACAATGTTTTTTGATTGTCCGGAACAATATGAACGACATTTAAATGCGACCGTATCCCAACAAAATAAAGATAGATGGACTAATAAGTTTGCTGCCATTCGCACACGATTGGAAGCACAGAATTAGGAAGCATATTATTTAGGAATTAATGACATTAAGTTAAATGCAAAAAATATACGCTTAATATAACTAATAAATAATAGATGCGTGAAGCACCGATACCAGCAATAAACTATGTATTCGTTGGAATTACCGCACTAGTCTTAGCATATACAACCGTTATGGACATAGATGAAAATACCAATATGGTTAGTGATGATGGCTTAATCAGTTCTGCAACAAGTAATTTGCCATCACTC